GAAGCAGGTGGTATAGTAACAGTTAATTCCTCAGGAGGAAGCGGGGTTACTGTAGTAGACCAGGACGATATGTCATCAAACAGTGCTACAAGTGTTCCTAGCCAACAGTCTGTAAAAGCATATGTAGATAATAATGCTGTTAAAAAATCAACCTTTTTCAAGGATAGCCAATATTATTTAAGTACAAACTATTCGCAAATAGGCAGTAATTTTTATTCACAAGGCCGAGCAGGCATACCTCATCTTAGAGAGGTAGACTTTACTGTAGATGTAGATTATGGAGGAATATCAGGAAGCACAGTAAATGATATTAGTTTATATCTTGAAGCTCATGGAGCCACTGGTTATAGTTATGTAACAAAAACGGCCACCCATGTTACCGGTTATTCAGGAGGCCATGCAATTAGTTTTGTCGGAGACGTAAGTGGATATTTTGGTGATTTTACCAGGTTTACAACACCAAGCGGATTAAGCAATTCATATTCCCATAAAGTTCCTACATCTGTATATTATTCACCTAGTTCAAATAAAACGTTTGTAGACTATGGTACCTCCTATGGATCCCTTTTTAGTAGTGGTACATCATCCATTTATATCTCATGGAACGGATTTTATGGCGGAGGAAGTTCTTCGTATGTCGTTATAAAAGAGTTTAAAATGGATAGAGCAAGCACAACTACTACTGCGAACACAGTTCAAACTTTTAGAGCAGTCCTAGGAGTTACCGAGGACTTGGTTACCTACAGAATAAGAGCTAGAGAGATCGCAAGCGGCGACAATGGAATAGTTCAAGAAATTTCTGCAACAATTACCGATACTCCGTGGGAGGAATAATATGAAAGTAGGATATGAAAAAATTAATTCAGAAACTCATAAAGTAGAAAAAATAATAGATAGCACTATAGATCATATAGACGATGCAATGGCAAGACTTGCAGAATTAAAGGTTATTCATGCAGATGATACTTCTGTTATTTCTGTGTTCCATGCCATAGAAAAATCTAACTCCAGACTCAAAATTGTATATCTGGAAAATAAGACTGAATAATAATTACAAAAATTAAACTTTATAAATATAGTAAAGTATGAGGTATTTTAAATGGCAAAACCAAATAGCAGAGCAACATTAATTAAATACTGTAAGCGATCATTAGGCTGGCCAGTAATAGAAATTAATGTTGACGACGATCAAATAGATGATAGAATAGACGAAGCTCTACAATTCTATCAGCATTATCATACTGATGCCACCGAGAAAGTATTCTTAAAACATCAAGTGACACAAACTGACATAGATAATCAATATATTGCAATACCAGAAATCGTAACAGATGTAATTAGAGTTCTACCTATTAGTAACTCTGGCTCTATAAGTGCAGATATGTTTGACGTAAAATATCAATTACATTTAAACGACATGTATAAACTTGGTTATATGGGCAATATTCTAGAATATGTTCAAACGCAACAGCATATGTCGACAGTAGATCTTCTTGTTAATTCTGATGATAAACGAATATCATTTAATCACCATAGAGATAGATTACATATTGTAATGGATTGGCCTAATGAAGTTTCAGTTGGTGAATTTATCGTAGTTGAAGCATATCGGATTGTAGATCCAGAAACGTTTACTGATGTATATAACGATTATTACTTAAAGAAGTATGCTACAGCATTGATTAAGAAACAATGGGGTGCAAACTTAATAAAATTCGAAGGCATGGTAATGCCGGGTGGTGTAACATTCAATGGCCGTCAAATATTTGATGATGCAGTTGAAGAACTAAAATTATTAGAAGAAGAAGTTAGATTAAACTGGGAACAACCAGTAGACTTCTACGTAGGATAACAAATGCCTAGAAATGTATATTTTAGTCAAGCTGTTCAGACTGAACAACATCTTTATGAAGATCTCATTATTGAGTCTTTAAAGATTTTTGGACAAGACGCTTTCTATTTGCCTAGAACAATTATAAATCGTGATGAAATCTTCGGTGAAGACTCTTCATCTAAGTTTGATGATGCGTATATGATTGAAACTTACATTGAAAACCCCGAAGGATTCGAAGGAGAGGGGGATCTATACAGTAAGTTTGGTCTTGAAATAAGAGATGAAGCTTCTTTTATTATATCTCGTAGACAATGGCAAAAATTTATTGGTATACATTATGATAATGTTACATATCCTAAACCTGATGAAGGGGATTTAATTTATCTTCCTCTAAGCAATAGCTTCTTTGAGATTAAGTTTGTAGAAGAAGAACAGCCGTTTTATCAGTTATCTAACCTACCAGTCTATAAACTATCATGTGCTCTCTTTGAATATAATGATGAGAAGATTGATACTGGAGTTGCGGTAATTGATACAACTACACCTAAGAATACATATCAAGTTGGAATAGATGTTACAGTAACTGGCGGTAACCACTTTACTCAAGGAGAGATTGTTACTCAAACCCTTTCATCTGGCATTACAGTGTTTGGTGAAGTTCAAACTATTACTAAAACTTCAGCTACTGCAGCTACAATTTCCGTATCTAATATTGGTACTAAGGATACTACAAATGCAGCAACAGCTACAGACTCTGCTCGTGAGTTTATAGTATCAACAACTGCATCTGTAAATAATCTAGTAGGATCAGAATCTAGTAATACATGTGTTATTAGTAATGTTTATACTTTAGCTGATGATAATACAGCTAATACATTCTCTTCTGATTCCCAAGCTAAGAATGTTCAGTTTGAAATTGAAGGTGATAACTTTATTGACTTCTCCGAATCTAATCCATTCGGTGATCCATCGGAGACATTATAATGTTTGGTTCTCATTTCTATCATGCTACGGTTCGTAAATCAGTTGCTGTCTTTGGTACAATGTTTAATAATATTACTGTTGCTCGCAAGAAAGGTGACGGATCTTTAATTAATCAAGTTAAAGTTCCATTAGCGTATGGTCCTAAGCAGAAGTTTTTATCTCGTATAGATTCTCCTACTGGTCAAGATGCTTCAGTAGCAATTAAGCTTCCTCGAATGTCTTTTGAAATAACAGGCATAGAATTAGATACAACTAAAAAGCTTGGTAAAAGAACAATTCTAACTGAGCCAGGCACTACTGGTACTACGACACAACGTAATAGCATCAAGCAATTTGCGCCATATAATATTAATATGCAGCTTAATATTATGGCAAAAAACCAAGATGATGGTTTACAAATCCTTGAGCAAATACTACCGTATTTCCAGCCTGAGTTTACGTTATCGATTAAACCTGTAGATGAGTTTACTTCGTTTAAACAGGATGTACCAATCATTTTAAATGGTGTATCATTTGACGATCAGTATGAAGGTGATTACCAATCACGAAGAGTATTGATTTATACACTAGACTTTACAATGAAGATGTCGTTTTATGGTCCAGTTAATAATGATAAAGTTATTAGACACGTTAATATTGACTTTAATCAGGCTGCTGGTAGTTCAAATAATATATCTGAATTTGATATAACAATAGGTGGGAGTGATACTGAATCATCATTTACAGTGACAACTAGTATTGATAATACAGACTTTGAGTAATTATGTTTGATAAAAAAGATACACTAAAAAAATCATTAGAAAAAAATCTACCAATAGAAACGAAACATGCTGAGGTAGATAAAGAGCTTGCGTCTAAAAAAGACATAAACGACGACTATACTTTTTCTAGAGATACTTACAAAGATCTTATAAGTACAGGTATGGGATCATTAGACGCGCTCGCCGAAATAGCTCGTGAATCAGAACACCCTCGAGCATTTGAAGTATTATCAAAATCAATTAAAGATATTGGTGATGTGACTGATAAGCTTATGTCATTACAAAAAAACAAGCAAGACTTAGTTGGAAAAAAGGAAGAAGAGAAGAGTAAAGTAACAAATAATAATATGTTTATAGGTAGTACTACTGATTTACAGAGAATGCTTCTAGACACTAACGAAAAAGTGATTGATGGCGACATTAAAGAATAATGAATTTGGTTATCTTGGAAATCCTAATGTAAAGAGAGACGGAGTCGAGGCTCAGTTTACACTTAAGGAAATCAAAGAATATAAAAAATGTATGCAGGATCCTGCGTACTTTGCAAAAACTTACGTTAAGATTATATCACTTGATGAAGGACTAGTTCCTTTTAATCTATATGATTATCAGGAAAAGATGTTTAATCATTTTAACAATAATCGATTTTCAATTGTATTGGCATGTCGTCAGTCTGGTAAATCGATATCATCAGTAGCGTATCTACTGTGGTTTACACTCTTTAATCCTGAAAAGACTATTGCTATACTTGCAAACAAAGGTGCTACTGCAAGGGAGATGTTGGCTCGAGTGACTCTTATGTTAGAGAACTTACCATTCTTTTTGCAGCCGGGATGTAAAGCATTAAACAAAGGTTCTATAGAATTTAGTAATAACTCAAAGATCATTGCAGCTGCTACGTCTGGTAGTTCTATTCGTGGTTTATCGATTAACTTACTGTTTCTTGATGAGTTTGCATTTATCGATAATGATGCTACATTCTATACATCAACATACCCAGTAGTATCGTCTGGTAAAGATACGAAGATTATTATTACTTCTACAGCAAATGGTATTGGTAATGTATATCATAAACTGTGGGAAGGAGCTGTCACAAAGACGAATGAGTTTAAACCTTTTCGTGTAGATTGGTGGGATGTTCCAGGACGAGATGAGAAGTGGAAAAAGCAAACAATTAATAACACTTCTCAGATACAGTTCGATCAGGAGTTTGGTAATACATTTCAGGGTAGAGGTAATAGTCTTATATCTGCAGAATGTTTACTTGCTCAAAAGGCTCAAGATCCAATATATACACAAGAGAATACATATGTTTATGAAAGACCGATAGAAGGTCATAACTATATTATGTGTGTCGATGTTGCGAAAGGTAGAGGTCAAGATTATTCAACCTTTAATATTATAGACACATCAGTCAATCCGTTTAAACAAGTTGCAACATTCAGAGATAATAATCTATCAGCATTATTATTCCCTGATATTATATACAAGTATGCTATGACATATAATGAAGCATATATCATTGTAGAATCAAACGACCAAGGTAGTGTTGTATGTAATGGTTTATATTATGATTTAGAATACGAAAACTTATTTGTAGAATCAACTGTGAAAGCTGGTGCAATTGGTGCTACGATGACAAAACGTGTTAAGCGTATTGGTTGTTCTACATTAAAAGATTTTATAGAGCAAAAGAAGTTACATATTGTGGATGCAAACACAATTATGGAGATGAGTACATTCGAAGCAAGAGGTACATCGTTTCAAGCATCAGGTAGTAACCATGATGACTTAGTAATGAATCTAGTCATGTTTGCATGGTTTGCTACAACAGATATATTTAATGGTATAACTGATATTGATATGAAGAATATGTTATACAGAGAGCAACTACAAGCGATACAAGATGATTTAATACCATTTGGCTTTATAACAAGTGCAGCTGTAGACGAACCAGTAGTGGAAGTAGATAGTAC